TTAGGACTTTCAGTGCAGATCTGGAGGTTCATTATCTCGCGGCACATTGGGTTGAGGCACGCGACCATATTGATCTAACTCAACTGTCGCTCAGCATGGCGGTGCCACTCAGTAAAAGCGGTGCGCTTGATCTAAGTGAAAAGATCCAAATGTGGACGGCGTTACCGAGTGAACTCTTCGACACCGACAGTGAGGCCGTCAAAGAGGTCGTTGAAATCTGCCGCCTCGCTAATCGACAATCGGTGAGCTTTCCATCAGCGTTTATCCCTGCACTCAAAAAATTTGCAAGTGCGGAGGGGCTTACCTCAGCTCAGCGCTCTGAAGTTCTGATCCAATGCTTGCCATCGTGCACTTGGGCAGAGGCATCCCTAGTTCTTGGTATGTTGAGTGATGGCGGTTTCACAAAGCTTTCACCGAATGTCAAAAAAATCCGGGTGCCTAATACCGTTCTCAACATGAGGCTGGTCAACGCTCTTAAAGCGAAAGGCTTCGTTCAGACCGTAGCGGAAGAAGACGCTGTCATCAGCGCCACCGCCAAGCCTAAAGGCATGATCTGACCTGCCGCTGGCTCACTGAATCGGCGCTGATTTTTTAGACTCCCTCGAGGGGCTGCTTCTGGCCGATAGCGGACGTCTTACTACCTACAGTTGACGGTCCACAATTGATCCAAGCGAGTTGTGTAGCTCTGACTCATCATTTCACGCCGCATGGCCCACTCTGGCTTGCTAGGGACGCTTGCCGCTCGGAGCGTCCCCCTTCCCCACCGCTCGTTGATCTGATCCAGTACGGCCATGACCTTCGTAGATTCGGTCGGTTGAGAAGCCGCAAACAGATCGTCCGTGTATTCACCTGGCTGACACAGGTTCATCAGCAACACCTCCGCCTTGCTGTACTTGAAACCGAACCGATATACCCGATCCAGCGCATCGACTGCAGCCTTAGTCAGTAGCCGGACGTCATCCGTTGGGTAAGGCATATCAATCACCACACCATTGGCGTACTTCGCATCCTCCGGATTGAACATGCCGGTGCGAATGCTCACGCGCACTTTCTTGCACAGCGAGTTTTGCGCCCTGAGCTTTTCTGAAGCGCGCATCATGTACGTGGCTACCGCTTCCTTGATCGGTGCCAGTTCCGTAAGGCGGGTGCCGAACATTCGACTGCAGCAGATCTCCTGTTTCGGCGGATCGGGTTCATCTAGCTCCAGACAGGGAGTGCCGGCTAGTTCACGCGCTGTCTTTTCGATCACCACACTGAAGTTTTTGCGCAGTGTCCAAGGGTCGGCTTTGGCCAGATCCATCGCACTTTTTATTCCCATGGTATCCAGATGCGCTTTCATGCGACGCCCTACACCCCACACCTCTGAAACGTCAGTGTTACGCAGCACCCAGTCACGCTTAGTTGGGTCGCAAATATTGACCACCCCGCCAGTCTGCGCCTGCAGGCGCTTGGCCGTATGGTTGGCAAGCTTGGCCAGTGTCTTGGTCTGAGCGATACCAACGCCGACTGGAATGCCAGCACACCTCAGCACCTGACTCCGAATCTGGCGACCGAGGCCATCCAAATCGGTGATGCCGGCGAGATCGACGAAGGCTTCGTCAATGCTGTAGACCTCGACGGCGGGGACCATGGACTCGATCAGCGTCATGACTCGCTCGCTCATGTCACCGTATAGCGCGTAATTCGAGGAGAACGGGACGATGCCGTGCTGCTTTAGCTTGTGCTTGATCTGGAAGTACGGTTCGCCCATTTTCACGTATGGCTTGGCGTCGTAGCTGCGGGCGATGACGCAGCCGTCGTTATTCGATAAGACAACGATGGGGACCTTGGCCAGGTCAGGACGAAATACTCGCTCGCAGCTGGCGTAGAAGCTGTTGCAATCGATCAAGCCGAACACCGGCACCTGCTTAGACATGACTGCGCACGCTACCAATGATCACGCCCCAGATCGCCAGTTCATCGCCTTCCAGCACGTAACGCGGCGGGTACTTGGGGTTCTCAGACAGCAGGATGACCTCTTTCCCACGGATGCATAGCCGCTTGCAAAGCGGGTCGTTGTTGAGCAGCGCAACAACAATATGCCCGTGCGCCGGCTCCAGTGAACGATCCACTACCGCCAAATCGCCGTCAAAGATTCCCGCCCCCTGCATGCTCTCTCCGGCAATTTTCACCAGGTAAACATGCGGGGCACGAATGTTGAGCACTTCGTCGAGCGAGATGTGGGTTTCGATGTGATCCGCTGCCGGCGAAGGGAAACCTGCCGGCACTCGAAAAAGGCAAAGAGGTAATTTCCGACCGGCCACGGCAATAGGGCCTAGGATTGAAAAGCTCATGACGCACGACTTCCGATACTGTACGAATGTACAGTTAACGTTCAGAACGGCATCCGGTCAATTTCTGTCGGAAATATCGGATAGACGGGAGGGTGGGAAGTAAAGAATGATACCCGGCATCTGTCAGAACAACCCACCCAACGCTGCCGGTTCCCAGTTCATGATCACCAGCTCGCCACTCAGTTCGGCTTTCCCCTGCCGCTGATTGGCTGTGGTGTAGCGGATGTCTAAGGTCTCGAAGTGAAAACCTTCAAACACTCGGCGGATGTCCGGGTGGTCGTTAATGCTGACCATCACTTTGCCTTTGCAGCGGCGCATGAAGTCGGCCATCCGCTCATAGTTCTCGAACGGAAAGTCCACGCCATAGCCGGCGGTCTGCCAGTAAGGCGGATCCATGTAATGGAAGGTATGCGCGCGGTCGTAGCGTTCTGAGCATTCAAGCCAAGGGAGGTTTTCGATGTAGGTGCCGGACAGACGCTGCCACGCCGCCGAGAGGTTTTCCTCGATGCGTAACAGGTTGATGGCCGGTGCGGTGGTCGCCGTGCCGAACGTTTGACCGGAGACCTTGCCGGCGAAGGCATGGTGCTGCAGGTAGAAGAATCGGGCGGCGCGCTGGATATCGGTGAGGGTTTCGGGGCGGGTCATTTTCTGCCATTCGAACACCTGCCGCGAGCTGAGCGCCCATTTGAACTGGCGCACGAATTCTTCAAGGTGGTTCTGCACGACGCGGTAAAGCGTGACCAGGTCGCCGTTGATGTCGTTGAGGACTTCGACCGGCGATGGCTGTGGCTTCATGAAGTACAGCGCGGCACCGCCGGCAAAGACTTCAACGTAGCATTCGTGTGGCGGAAAAAGCGGAAGGAGACGGTCGGCCAAGCGGCGTTTGCCGCCCATCCAAGGGATGATGGGTGTAGACATAAAAAGCAAGACCTTTACTGTATGGATAAACAGGTGCTAGGCTCGCCGCGCTTTGTGCACGGAGCAAGAGCCTTGGCTGGACTTGCAGGGACCATCTGCAGGGACGGCGGTCGATCCGGATGTTGGCGCATCTGGACCGGCCGCTCTTTTTCACTTCGGTGTTGAGACTTCTTTGGCGTATGCCTGACAGGCCGCGAGGGCAATCAGCCCCCGGTCGCCGTCGTCGGTGACGTCGATAATTCGTTGAGCATGCGCTGGGTCAAGTTCGGCTCTTGTGGAACCATGAACCACGCCGCCGGTGGCGGTGGTGGCTGACAACGATCCGTTGCCGGCGCCGGTGGTGGCGTCGAGTAGGACTGACAGGCGCAGATCAGCAGTGGCAAGGCGGCCGCGCAAGCGACCTTTTTCACGTTGGACATCGCTCAAGGCTCGGTAGTGGGTTTGTTCACTGGATGCCAAGCGCTGCTCGAGCGCGAGGCGTTTGTCTTGGTCGGCACGCTGCTGCGCGGCCGAGGCCTGGGCCAACTGATTGAGGGTTTCGGTGTGTAGCTGGGACTGCTCGGCGAGCTGTTTGCCGTAGCGCCAATCCTGCACTTGCCAGGTGATGGCCGCGGATCCGCCAACCAGAGTGGTCAGCAGCACCACCTTGCCAAACAGCCGATACGGCGTCGGGATCAGTTCGCCGAGGCGCATAACACTGCCCTCGCCCGTCCCCACAACTGCAGGCGCTCCTGCAGACCATTCAGCCCGCCGTTGATCTTGCGGGTGATTGCCTCGAACTCGCCCTGATCCGCCAGGGCATTCAGTCCGCGAA